TGCTGGTGGTACTGGTGTCCATGTACACAAATACATGGGTATTCAGGATACTCCAAATACAGGAGACCCAACAAGACCCAGTAGTGCTGTAGATAACTCAGAAATTTTTATTCAGGATATCCTATTTTTGGAAAACAGAGATAGAAAATACGAAAAAGATATTTATGAGTTACGTGGGCAGTACAACATTGCAGACAACGACGGTTTCGATTTAACACAATTCGGTGCTTTTTTAGCAAACGATACTGTGTTTATGACTTTCCATATTGACAGTATGGTAGACGGTATAGGTAGAAAACTTATGCCTGGTGATGTTTTAGAATTACCTCATTTGCGTGATGATTTGCTCTTAGGTAGTGATGAAGCAATAAACAGATTTTATGTAGTACAAGAGGGTGCAAGGCCTGCAGAAGGATTTGACCCTAGATGGTGGCCGCATTTATGGCGTGTTAAGTTAGGACCAATAACAGATTCTCAAGAGTACAGAGATATACTTGGTACTGGTGAGGAAGAAGGCGATTTACGCAATCTGATTAGTACTTATGCTAACGAAATCACTATCAACGATAAGATTTTAGAGCAAGCAGAAAATGATGTAAGCAATGATCCGCAATTTAGAAATTCTGCTCATTTGTACTATGACGAAAATGCACCTGATAAACCTGGTATAGGAATATTTGGCACTGACGATGGCTTACCGCCTAATGGTATAAACATAGTAGGTAGTGGAGAAAGTTTTCCTATATCTGCAGACGACGGAAGTTATTTTTTGCGTACAGACTTTTCACCAAACAGACTGTTCAAGAAAAACGGTACAAGATGGTCAAGAGTTGGAGAAGATCAGAGACAAGTATGGAGTGCGGCAAACAGATTACTTACAACATTTATTAACAACGACAACATAAGTATTAATTCAGATGGTGAAACATCACCAGAAAAGGTTAACCTTAGTCAGGTTGTAAAACCAAGGACGGATGATTAATGTTTGGATTATTTAACAAAGGAAACACAATGGATAGAAAAGCAGTATTTGAACAATTAAAAATTGATGAAGGAGTAGTAAATGAAGTTTACCTCGACCACCTCGGACTACCAACATTCGGAGTTGGACATTTGGTCATCGAAGGGGATCCAGAACATGGTGAACCAGTTGGAACTCCCGTATCTGAAGAGCGAGTGGCAGAAGTCTTTGAACGTGACCTTGACACCGCAATTAGTGAGTGTGTTGCTCTATACGGAGATCAGTTTAATGGATGGCCCGGAGAAGTACAAGAAGTACTTGTAAACATGATGTTCAACATGGGCCGTACAAGATTAGGCGGATTTAAAAATTTCCGCAAGGCACTAGAAGAGCAAGATTGGAAACGAGCCGCTGTTGAAGGTAGAGATTCAAAATGGTATCGTCAAGTTACTAATCGTGCTGAAAGATTAATGGGCAGATTAGAGGAAGTGTAATGTCAGAGCAGATCAAAGTAAAAGAATTACCTAACCCAGTGGAAGGAGAATTTACTTTAGATCAATATGGCGAACTAGTACAGTTTAAGAATGGTGAATGGGTAAGAGCTAATGGCAGGTAAAAACTTAGATTACTGGTACGATGAACAGATAAAACGTTATCTAATTCAGTTAGTACGAGTATTTTCAAATTTCAAGGTTAAAGAAAACACCAGCAACGGTGTACATTATAATCGTGTGCCTGCTCGTTATGGCGACATCAGCAGAATGGTTGCACACATATTGCGTAACAATTCAGAAAATGCTATTAACTCTGCACCACAAATTACATTAAGTATACAAAGCATACAGCCTGCCAGAGACAGAATTCAGGAACCTTATTTTGTAGATACAAAACAAGTGGCAGAGCGTGAGTGGAACAAAGAAGAGAATGTATATACCAGTGAGCAGGGTAATCTGTATACCACTAAAAGATACATGCCAGTTCCATATAATATGTCGCTACAAGTTGACGTTTGGACAACAAATACTGACACAAAATTACAAATCTTAGAACAAATTTTTGTTATATTTAATCCAAGTATACAATTACAAAGCAACGATAATCCGCTAGATTGGAGCTCTGTTTTCGAAGTGGAGATGACTGACATAAATTGGAGCAGTAGAACATTACCGCAAGGGGTAGATGAAAATTTAGATATCGCTACATTAACATTTGCCGTACCAATTTGGATTTCACCTCCTGCCAAAGTACAAAGGCAAAAAATTATTCAGCAAATCTTAACAGACATACATAATACTAACAGTGTAGCAGATTTAGGATTTGATAGTGCATACTATGATTTCTTTGGCCAACTAGATGCTGATAGTACTATTATTGTTGCTCCTAATGACTATAGGGTTAGATTGCAGGGTGGAACAGCAACATTAGTAGACCCACAAGGTAATGTTGCAGAGTGGGGTGATATTATTAATCAGTTGGGAGAAATATCAGAAACTTCCAGACTGGAATTAAATACAACTGATGACCATGAAGATAGAACAAAAATGGTAATTGGTGGTGTTACTGCAAATCCACTAAGTGGTGCTAGTTTAATATTTAATTTAGATAATGATACTTTGCCAAGTAATACATTAACACCGTTAACAAAAATTATCAATCCACATTCTAACAGGCCTGGTATTGGTTTACCTCCACAAGATTCAACACAAAGATATTTAATCACTGAAGATATAACTCCGTCATACACAGAGTGGGGCATAACAGCAAGTGCTAATGACATCATTGCTTTTGATGGTGTGAAGTGGTATGTGGATTTTGATTCCGATAATCAAACTGATCAAGAGTGGGTAGTAAACAGTTTTACAAATAAACAATATACTTGGAAAGATTCTGCATGGATTAGTAGTCATGAGGGTACTTACAATCCAGGTTATTGGAGGTTAATACTGTAATGACAATGGCCGCAGGAGTTTTGTTCTTAGCAAAAGACACAGGCAGGTGTTTATTACAACTAAGAAATAGTGACAAACGATTTAAGCATACATGGGGATTTTTTGGTGGTGTTTGCGAAAAAGGTGAAACACCTTTTGAAACATTGCAAAGGGAATTAACTGAAGAAATAGGTTTTATGCCTGAGTTAGCAAAATTAAACCCTATAGATATTTACGAAAGTAAAGATAAAAACTTTTATTACTATAGTTTTGTTGCAGTAATAGAGAAAGAATTTCACCCGTCATTAAATGACGAAAGTGCAGGATATGCATGGGTCAATATAGGTAACTGGCCACAGCCTTTACACCAAGGAGCAAAGGTTACTCTTCTGAGAAATCAAGGAACAGACAAACTACACAGAATCCTGGACATTAACACTCTTTAATTTTTGGAGGATACATGGCAAGTGTAGTTGATATACTTTGCATAAGAATACAGTCTGAATTGAACCGTTACGAAGAAACTGGTACAGTTCCTCACGATTTACTAGAAGGTGCCTTCAGTATAAATGACATCAAGGAGTGTATGCCTTACTATTCTCCTAAACACAAAAAACTTGCTACAAAACTTATAACAGATTACGAAGTGTTTATAGAAAAAAGTATTCCTCATCTGCGTAAAAATTTAAGAAAAGAATATAATTCCATTATTAACAAATTAGAAACGTCCAGTTCTGACTTTATGTTTCCTACTATTTTAATCAAATACAGAAATGACATAAATCCAGTTAAGGCACTTTTTTATGAAACTAGAGATATGTTTAGGCGTTTTAATCCTGAAAATCCTGTTCATCATTGGCTGTTGGAATTAGTAAGTGATAAAGAATTTAGTAACCAGTTGTTAGATGCTTTATCCAGAGATATTAAAAGACTAGAACGTATTATAAGCAGATACTATTGGCCGTTTACAAAACATGATGATAACATACCGTTAGAATTATTTCATGCAAGGCAACTAATGAAAGACTTTAGACATTACTACAACTTCTTTATGGGTGCACAACTTTGGAGTCCTGACGAATAAGCATAAATAATATTATGTCAGGTAGTAATATTATATTAATTGCCGATTTAATCGAAGAAAAACTTCGCAAAGAAAAAGAGCTCGAGTACTATGAGGAAGAGCTCAAAAAATTGCTTTTTCGTATGAGCATGGTAAAGCAGGAAATTGGTCTCACTGAAACCATCATTAAAATGATACAGCATGATGAAATTCCTAACTTACTTGCAAATTTAGAAAAATACCAATTGGATCTGTGAAGTTTATCTAGATGTTATTTACTGGTGGCTATGAATACGCCATTCCAGTCTTCAGGCAAGTCTTGTGTTTTCTGAAACTCGCAACGTTCAATCCACATGTCATAATATGCATCCATTTTACCATCAAACTCGCCTTTGAGCTGTTTGCAAAAATGTATTGCCATATCAAAACTTTGATTACGATAGCACTCATGCATTTTATCATGCTGTGGTTGTATTGCGGGCCAGTTAGTGCTTTCCCAAGCATAGTCCCAGGTGCTTAACACTGTGTATATTGTAATGCCCACACTCTTGCCTTTTACTGCCAAATCATCTACTTTGAGATAAAAGAACTCGTCATAGGTTTCTTTATAAGTGTTTTCGCCTACAAGTAATAAACATCCGTACTCTTTACACTTTGATTCAATTCTTGCGGCTGTGCTAACAGCGTCTCCCAGAACGTCATAGGAGTGTCTCGATGTAGAACCCATTTCCCCAAGATAGCCCAAGCCAGTATTAATGCCAGCCCCCATACCAATGGGTGGTCTGCCTTCTGCAGTAATTTTCTCATTAAAGTCCTCCACTGCTGATAACATGTTTAGTCCTGTCATAACTGCTGAGTGTGCATGACGCGGATCATCGTTAGGTGCATTGTGTACATGCATACTGGCATCACCAATATATTTGATAATCATTCCGTCTGCGTCAAGTACAGGTTGTGTGATTGCGTCCATGTAACCGTTCATTAACTTTGTTAATCCTTGTACATCATCGCCAAAACTTTCTCCCAATGGAGTAAAGCCACGCAAGTCACTAAAGCAAATACTGATCTCTCGTTTCATACCGTCTTTGATCAGTGCAGGGTTTTGTTGAAGCATACGCACAACTGTAGGCGAGCAGTACCCTGCAAACTGCTTTTGGATTTCCTGTCTAAGTTTAAATTGTATCCAAAAGTTATTAAATGAACTTTGTGTGAATATCAAGAACGCACTTAATGCAGGAAATGTTGCGTCAAATAAAACTAAATTGGCAGTGTAAGACTGCACACTATAGTATACAATTCCGCCTATAATAGTAACTGTAGTTACTAGTCCTGCCCACACAGGTAACTTGTATATTGCTATTGCTATCAATGTCATACTCAAGAACGCTATCAGAAGCTCTATCAGTGCTGATAACTCATTACGGGTAATGTTACTGCCGTCAATAAAATTTTGCGTCATATGGGCTTGTATGTAATGTGGTAATATGTTGCCTCTCGGTGTGGGTACCGGATTGGCAACACCTTCTGCACTTACACCCACAATAACGAACTTTCCACCTAAGTCAGGCAGTTTACTCGCATCTACATATTCGTATTCTTCAAATGTATTGTTAAAACGAATATAGGCTGTTCCATCAGGCTGTGTTATAATAGGTTCAAAAGGAGGTACAGCAAACTCTTGTACACCTATTTCAGACGTTTTCAGAACATAACTTGGCTTACCAGTATATACCCTGAGTAGTTCTATAGCAAACGATGGGTATATTTTTTCTTCTACACCAACAGCCAAGGGATATGTTCTGGTCTGATTGTCTGGTTGCGGAGCACTTGCAATTACTCCTATACCGTCTGCTACATTTTCTAATTGTTCTATGTTTGTTACTAGGTTAGGCCACGTCAGTAAATAATCAGTCGCTGGTGCTGGTCCTATTGTGGCTGTACCAATATGTGGGCCTGAACTCTTTATGCCTCTGGAAGATGGGGTCTGGCTTAAAACTATGCCGTTTTGGTTCATCCAACTGGCTAGTACTTCGTCGCCACCAAATCTGTCTGGTTCCGGAAACATCACGTTGAGACCTATGATGCCTGCGTTTGAGTTTCTCAAGTCGGATATCAATTGTGCTATGTTCTGTCTGGGCCAAGGCCATTGTCCCCATTGTTGTAGGCTCTTTTCGCCTATGTTTATTACTACAACTTCGTTGCTTTGTTTGACTTCATCTAGTTGTTGGTAGTAATCAAATGTCTGTGAACGCAAACTTTGTACAGGCGTGGGGTCTGTTACTCTAAGTGCTGTTAGTAAACAAACTGTAATTGCTACGGCCCAGCCGCTGTATAACCATTTCATAATAGATATTTATGATAAAACTATACTAAACATTCCCACAATGAGGAATACAGTTATTACTATTAAAGCGCCACCAACTACTATATCAAATATCAGTTTTCTACGCTCGGCTATGCGTTGAGCTTCTCTAAAACGTGCTTCACGAATTGCTCTGCGTTCACGCATCATGTCGTTGTAAAATTCTTGCTGTCCTGTATACAACAAGTACTCATACAACTCTTTTTCCATTTGTTTTATTTTATGTTTGGCATGTGTAATTTGTAATGCTTGTGCTTCAACACTGTTGCCTGAAAACAGTTTTTTAACTAAAGGTTGATTTTGGCTGTTAATGCTTTGCTCGCTCAATGCTTCTTTGGCTTCAAACCATTTGCCAAAATAATCGATCATATCCTCGATTTCACGACCGGTTTCCATGCCTTTTTTGAGTGCATTGAATGCAGTGCTGGCCAAAGAAATGGCCGCGGCGATCTCCATCATGTGTGTAACTCCTACCTTACACTGATATTTATCTAATTTTGTTACACTTGCGTTTTGCGTTTTTAATGACGTTAAAGTTACTTGCAACTACACCACCTGTTATAAGTGTTCCACTTATAAGTTCAGCGTCTGTGAATGCCAGTTCTTTATCTAATAAAACTAGAGGGGTTAAAAACATACCTTTGTGTAAAGTAAGTCTAAACAATGAGGGTCTCTTAGGTAGTAAAGGGTTGAGTTCTGTTACACAGTCATATTGCATACCTTTGTTTGTAGTGTAAATATCTAATAGTTGCAACGTCCAAAAAGTTGCCCAATGCAATTTACTTGCAGGTTCTGTTTTTATATTGACTATAGTATATTTGGGAGTATCATCAAACGTAATCAAAGTATCTTGTTGTAATACTCTATCTATTGTTTTTTGACTATAGGGTGCATGCCAACCATTTTGTATAGCATGTATTTGTTGCTGGGAAAGACTTGCTGATGCACTAAAAGATAAAAGCGACAATGCTATTAACATTGCCGCTTTCATTTATTCGCACTCCTGAGGATTGGTTGTACAATATTTTTTAATTTGTTGTATCAACATTTTAATATCCTCACTATTACTGGCCTTACTCTCCTTGCGACGGGAGAACAGGCTTAGTCCTTTTTTGGAGCGTCTTGCAGTTCGTCGGTCTGCTCGTCGATTTCATTACCAACAGTTTCCACCACACCTTGTGTAACTTCTGCTGTTGTTTCAACGATGTTAGATGCATCTTCTAAAACGGCTCCGGTTATTGTTGAAACCGCCTTAACAGATCCATCTACTACACCTGTAGTAAATTCTTTACCACCTTCAATCACTGCTCCAACTGAGGCACATGATGGTAGTAAAAATATACCAAGGACTGCAAGAATACTGAGCATGCTTCTCATATTCTCTCCTTGTAAAAACAGTAAGCCAACTGCTATACTGTTATAGGCTTCTTGCCTACATTATATATTTATCGACTATGCCAGCATGATCAAAGAATTCAGGTGCTGGCATTGGAGTAAATACGGGGTCTGGGTGTGCATTGATCCTTATCATTTCAAATGTGTAATGGTCTATCATGTAGCCATATTTTTCACAGAGATATATGTAATAGACTACGACACTTAAACATATTGTCACATAAAAGAAGTATGGGAATATTAGACTGATTTGTACATACAGCATACCATATGCAATATGTAATCCGCCTCTAAGTCGTTGGGTGATATATTTGTTAAACAGTTCGTCTATTTTGTTAGGGTCGTCCATCACTGTGATACATGAGGTCGTATCCTATTTCAATACTGTGAACTGCTAACTGTATAATTGATATGGCTATCAGCACTGTGAGTAACATAGCACAGATTTTAAGCCATTTTATCATATGTTTCATGTATTATATAATACACGAAATGTATGATTTTGTCAATAAAGATTCACAACTCTGTTAATTCTTTATACGATCTTAATAAATAACATTGTAACAAAACTGTAACATTACTGTTGCAGAATAGTTGCATAACAATAAGGAGATGGATATGGCGAAGCCAATAGGAATAGTAGCCATGTTGATCCTGCTCTTTACAGGCGGACCAGCATTGGCTGACAATCACATAAAGCGAAGTGATTTACAGCAAATTGCACTGAGTAAGACTGCTATCTATTTTCATTTACAAGATGGTTCAGTCTACAAAGGCAAGATAGTTCGACACCGTGAGTGCCCAACAGGGCGATATCGCAAAGTAGAACTACCCAAAAACATTCACCGAACTTTTAAGTTACACCATTCTGAAGGTTGGACGACATGTCAATTTCGTGACTTGGAGGAAATGACATGAAAAGACTTTTTAAAAAATTCGACAAGATGATGAAATCTGGAAGAATTGATAAAATTACTAAACTAGTTTTAGTATAAAAATGGGGGCATTGCCCCCATTTATCAGGTAAGTGTATGAATACCTATAATGATACCCATGCTTGCCGCAACACCCACCATCAAGCGACCAAAGTCTCCTGCAATCACAGGAAACACTTCTTCCAGTTTCTTTGATCCGCCTTGGAATGTAGCAATAGCAAGTTCTCTACCACTAAGTAAACCTATAAACACCCATGTGGTGCTCATTGGTATGTTGTTGTACTGTTTGAAGTACCACAGTATAACCAGATACACTAAATCAATAAGTGTTGCACTCTTAACATAGTTAGTGTCTGTTTTGCTTTGAACAACACCTTGTATCTTGCCGCCTTGTTCTCTGAACATAAAACCCATGCCAGCAATAAACAATGCACTAATAGCCGCTAGTGTTGTTGCACTAACTTCTCTTGGCAAGAACACAGCCATGTTAGCCATATCATGACTTAACCATGTCCACCACAGCCAACCAGTAACAGTCCATTGTGCAATAGTCCAGTTACGCTCACTGCCGCCCAGTTGTACATTATTAAGCCATTTGGATATTACTGCCCATATTGCATAGGCACTAATAGCCGCAACACCGTAGCCAGCAAAACTTTTTACCAGCATTTTTTCTAACACAAAGGTACTAGCAAATGCACTTAACACTAAGAACGATGTGCTAACTGGCACACCAAATCTAGTCAGTATTAACAGCACACCTGGTGCTAGTGCGTGATACCATTGTGGTTCTATATAGGGTATTCTATCTAGCCTACCGTACGATATGTCACCACCGTTAACAGTCCATCCATACCACAATGCAAACAGTAACACACTGCTTGCACCCAGCCACATGGTTTTCCAATCAAACTTTTCTTTGTTGGATTGAATCCATGTGCCCAATGTTTGGATACTATCATTGGCGATAACTGTGTATGACGCCATGCTGAAGCCCAGCACGGTCCATAATAAAGTCATCATATCCATTATATTTTAGCCTCCCAGTGAATACCTGTCACTGTCATTTTTCTTTCATAGTGCTCTGTGCTAGTGCGTTCTATGAAAGGAGTTATTTTCCAACCATCACCTTTATAGGTAATGCCCAATTGATCTCTGGCATCAAACTTAGTGCCAGCATCTTTAAAACTCCAACGAGGTTGCCATTTCGCATACAGATAAAGATTACCTGTAATGTGCGGAGTGTATTCTACTATGAAACGATAACGCCAATGTGACTCTTTGTTATCAAAATGACGATACTCCATTCTGCCTTCTGTAACAAGGTCTTTGTAAGAAAAGAGCTCTGTGGTGAATTTAATACGGTTCTCTATGGTACCGTCTTGATCTGCATATCTATACATTACTTCAACAGGACCTACCTTGTTGCCCACTTCCACATGCCAGCGATCTTCTCTGGTACGAAAAGTGTATTCCCAATCGTCCTGTTTGATTTTGTAATTGTATTCTTGTTCTGAGGGGGTCTCTGCGAATGCAGGAATAGTCAGTACTATAGCACAGAGACCAATTAGAAATGATTTCATTTCGAACTCCTAAAAGTTTAGTTGTTCAGAAATACAGTTTTTCCTAATGGTGTCTGCGTTCTGATATTAATTGTGTTAATATGTGAAACATTAATAACAGTACTATGCCTTGTGGGCTTCACGTCTAATGTTTTACAAGTATATTTATGATTTTAGTGGGCTTGAAATGTTAAGGTTATGTTACAACGACATTAATTTTCTGTTAATTTATGCAGTGTAATACGGGCCTACATGTTTACACTGAAAACTGATTGTGTAACCTGGTTGTGCGTATTCCTTATTTGCTAACCAATAATCAAAGCCATGTTGTTGTAAAGGTCTAGTATATTTAGGATCATAATAAAATTGTACGCAGTGCCAATCTTTTACAAATGATCTAACAATTTGTTTATCTAATATTTCGCCAGATGATGTACTCAGTATTAAAACTAATACTGCTTCTGTATAACCCATGTCAGGAAAACTTCTTTTGAATCCACTTATACGCAAAGTAGATAGTTAAACCGTATGTGGCTAACACACTCATTGGTATTGCTATGTATGCTAGTTCCCAGGGTGTGAGAAACAACAATTCCCAAGTAAAGTTTGCTACTGCTTCTGCGTCACCCATTGCGGGTTGAGCAAGTTCTGCTAATTCGTCACCAAAGATACCATGCTCTTCCATCACAGTAAGAAGTTCTTCGTATTCTTCTTCTGTGTAGCAAATTAAACCTTCAGGACATTCCATTATTGTTGCGTTACACTTACAGTGCAACCTCCTGCTGTTTGACAATCTTGTGTAAGGGAGTAATTTAGTGAACTTGAAGTTGCATGTACTCCTTGTTGTACGGTAAGAGTTGTAGGATAATTACCACCAAGTGTTACAGTGGCAGTGTGTGCTGGTTGCCCTGCTTGAGTAAACCAAACTTCATTGTAATCATTATTGATGGTCATGTTCATCGAGTGCTGACCCTGTCTTTGTTGTATATACACATCATTATAATCTGCATATACATTCACATAAGATGTTTGTCCATCACTTGCACTGTCTGTTCTTTGAGTATGAATGATATCATTGTAATCACCATGTATGTCTAATCGCAAATAATGATCTCCCCAGCCATTTCCAGGATTAGTATTGTAAACACCTTGATCATTTATGTACCATTCCTGCCCAACTAACACATTGTTGTTATTGCCCTGTATGTGGAAGCCGAAAAAGTTATCTGAGATACTTTTGCTGGTATCAGTGTATTGCTTTACTGTGATATCATTGTTGTTGCCTGCTAAATCTCCGCCCCAGTCATATCCTGAGCCCCATGTGTCTGTATACTTGGTAGTGTTTTTTGCACCCAATTGATAAATGTCAAGGGTGTTTGATGAGCCGCCAATACTTAATGTGATTTCATTATCGTAGCCGGCTTGTTGTATGTCGAGATTTAAATTGTCTGCACTAACAGGATTGCTGATATTAATAACATTGTCTGTGGCACTTTGAGCATTTGCTGGTTGTCCTAACAACAACATCATGCCCAATAAGGTATAGCCAAGCCATAGCAATGGAGTATCACTTGGTTTCATGTTTTTTAATTTTTCTTCTATATTCATGTTATCCCTGTGTCTGCCTTATGTATATATTTATGTCCGAACAATCGTTGACACAAATAATGCTCGGCGTCCCTTCTGTTTCACTTTCAATTCTGGCGTTACCGCCTACTGGTATTTTGATTGATATACGGCCTTGTCCATCTACTACCCTTAAAAACCAAATGTATTCACTGTTGTCTAGCAGTGTGTTATACATGGTAACAGGATCATAACCAGGATTGAGTGTACCTGTTATTTTATCAGGACCTTGGTCCTGTTTGTCTTGTCCAACAGGATCCATATCTAGACTTGTATCTATTACATCTAGAAAGTTTGCCAATAAATCCACACCTAAATAATCAATGTCTAATTCTGAAAACTGTAAATCTTCTAAATTTTCCTGCAATAAATTTTCTTCCAAAAAGTCGATGTCTAAATCTCCGAACGCCAACAAATCCACACCCTGATTTTCTGCTTCCTGTTCCGCTACTGCCTCTTGTACTTCGCCTGGCTGGCTCACAATAAACATGTTGTCAATCATGTTTAAATCTAAATTTTCTATGGTCACCGGTGTTGTGGGTGGTGTTTCTGCAGTGCTAACCATAACTGCTTGATATGCTTCGTCGAGTATTTGTGTACCACCTTGATTTGTTACACTAATACTTCCGCTCGGTAAACAGCCTTCTTCTAATTTTTTTGCGTCATTACAATCTGCATCTGGCAACAGTATTACTAAACTTCTGCCTAATTCGTCCACAGTCATTGTAAAGTCTGTTCCCCTAATACCGATTGCCGCTGTGGGTGTTTGTATTTGTATATTTTCTCTGGGTACTAATCCTAATTTACCTGTGGCGAATCTTGCAGTACCTTGTGCAAAGTTAAGTGCCATTTTGCTGTTGCTTGGATTGGGATCGTAAACATATTCGTTTATTTCTACTACAGTGTGTTCTGTCATAGAAACTTGTGTGTCGTCTACAAATTGAATTTTTAATCTGCCGTTTTCAGTTTCTACTACATCCATAGAAACAATGCCGGCCTCAAGTTCTGCTAGAATACTCTCACCTGTTTCACGGGTAATTTCTCCTACAGAACCGCTTTGTTCAAAAATGCCGCCAATTTGAGCCTCAGCGGCATTTATTTGAACCTGTAAAATACTAGTCAGTAACAGTAATTTGTACAGTTGCGTTTTCACTATCTATATCCAAATCAATGTGACTGTAACAACTTGTTACACCTGTAGGACATGTACCTGAACTTTGAATTAAATCAAAGTCTCCGTTATCACCATCATGAATAACTTTCATGAAATGGTAAGCACCGTCTGTTTGACTGGTTAAGAAATTATTACTATCGCCTGTTATATCAAAGTTCCATGTTGCGTCATCTACTTCGATGTCGATATCAAACACATTACTTGAACCTAAAAGTGTAAAGTCCATGTCTAATCTCTCAGCACTGGTTACACTTGCTAGATCAAAATCAAATGTGTTACTATCACCTGTGACATCTACTAAAATGTCGCCACTATCAGCACTACCAGTACTACCAATTAAATTGTCCCAAATATTACTGTCACCAGTAAATGTCCAATCCATAGTAAAACTGTCTGCTGTAATAGGTCCATAAAACTTATTGCTATTACCAATTTGATCTAAATCGATATTTAGAGTTGCCCCAGTAATAACAAGATCTGTACTCTGTGTACTATCTCCTGATATTTTATTACCATAACCTTGTTGGTTAATTGTAAGGTTTAATGTATCACCCACCTGTTCGATGAGTATTTCATTGTCTGTGGTGCTCTGAGCGAACACTATACTGCTCATACCTAAACAAACAACCGCGAAGGCACTGGTAAGTAAACTCTTCGCATTCATTTTTTCTCCTATAATATGCATATTAATCGTCTAGGTCAATCAAATCAGTTAGAACATCATCCGCGTCCGGATAATCTATATTCCAGTAACCTCTCTGATCGCCTTGTTCAATAAGTGCCAACACAGCCGCTTCAATTGCTGACCGAACCGCCCATGTTACACTTTCGTTTTGTGTCATACCAGTTTCCATCTCAATAAGTTTTGTATCCATGTCGACAAATCTGAATACATCGCCTGCTAGGCCAACTGATAAAATAGTCTTGTATGTTTGTACATTAAGTATAATCTCGCCTGTTAGTGTGCTTACAGCACGAAGCGAAACAACTACACTGTCTCTTCTGTATTGACTTGTACCACCTATACCCAAGTATCTGGCACCAAGTCCGCCTGTTTCTACGTTTGTGTCATATCCAACTATTCCTCCCTCAAATAACATACCAGCAAACAACATTGGTTGTAATTCTGGTTGTTCTTCTCCAGTTACTTTTGAATAGTCTTCTCTGGTGCTTCGAATAATTTGTCTCTCTCGAATTAAACTATCCAAACTGATTCCTCTTTCAACTACTCGGAACCAGGTACCGTTTCCAGTATCTCCTGCTCCTGCCGCTTTGAGTGCATCTATTAGCAGTTCCTTTGCACCTTGAGTAACTGCTGTACTGTAAAGTGGTTGATCACCTTGTTTTCTTTGTCCGGTTAAATCGCCAAAACTATATACTGCTACCACTGGCTGTTGCTCTGCTGGTGGTAGTTTTCTTAATTGTTCATATGTAGGTAATTCTACTTGCTTTGGTGGCTCTATACATTCCATAGTGGCGTCCCAGCACCAATCGCCAGTCATTTTGTTTCCTGGTACTGCCAAACTAGCACATCCAGACGTTAGTATTGCAAGCAAAATTGCTAGTATTCCGTTCTTCATTAGCCGCCTAAATTTCCTACACCAACTGGAATATCAATAGTTGTTGTTGATCCGTCTTCTGCAACAATCATCAAGCGAATGATTTCTATACCGTCTTCGCCAATTAATCTTTCATATGTTACAGTGTTACCTTCAATAGTAAACACACCGTAGTCAGCACCTTCTTCGTTACCAAACATACTGTCTACTAACTGTTTAGATATCTGACTGTAAATTCTGCTTTCCAAGTTTCTCAAGAACTTATTAAGAGTTGAGTTTTCTTCCTCTCTTTGTGCCGCTTTAAGTGCCGCTTCTATATCGTCCTTAATTTTGTCTTTACGACTTTTTTCTTGGTTTTCGATTGTCAAGTAATGTGCGCCTGTGCCTACGCCACTAAAACTTGGATTTTTAAACTTGTGAGTCAATTGGTCTGCTAATGCTAAAGGACTCATGAATAATAATCCTAAAAACAATCCAAACGCAAATGCTTTAAATAAATCTGTACCGGTCCAAATGTGAGGACCTATTTGGCTTTTTAATAATGCCCAGTCTTTGTCTGTCATCATTTTGTTTTACTCTCCTTGGGTATTACTGCACTGCCTAAAGGTTTATTTTTTGCTTTCAGCTCATCAATCAGTTTTTGCTGTTCTGCTTGCTTAATAATTTTTTCTTTAGCTCTATACTCTAATACCACATTTACTTTTTGCTGTAGTCTGATCATGTCTTGATCCAGCATACGGGTTTTATCTATAACCCTTATTAATGCTATATGCATTTCTTCTAATGCTGGGTCTATGTGTTCTCCAATAAAATTCCAAATAAAATACACAAAATAACCCAGTCCTACCATCATGACTATAGGAAATCCATAATCACTTATAAGTTGTGCTACTCCGGTTACTTCGTCCACTAATCTCTCCTAGCATCCACTTTGCCGTCTTCGACAAAATTTTCTGCACGTGAAATACGTTCTGTGTCAGGACGTAGCTCTAATGCACTACTGACTAACAAATCTATTTTCATCATTTCGTTACTCATAGTACTTGCTCTTGCTTCTAAACTTTTGCAAAACATAGTCAGAGTTTTAACCTGGTCTACAATTCCTTCCATTATTTGTTTAATGACTAAAAAGATAAAGAAACCCATGACAATAGAACCTGCAATGGGTGCGCCGACATCGGCTATTAATTCAAAAATTTCTGTCATAGTGATACTCACCTCTGTTAGTCTATAAATGAAGTGTGTACTGTTATGTGTATATGTTTGTAAATTTTACCTACACAGGTATTTATCGGTTTAAGATCAAAAAAAAAGGGGCCTAAAAAGACCCCTTAAAATTTCTACACAAATGTAGTATTATTGTTATTACATCATGTTAACAAGTACTTCAATAACTGCTTCGCCACCTTCTGAAGAACCAATTGCTTTACCAATTATTCTACCTGGGCCTGCATTGTTATCTGCTTTTGCATGACCTGCAACACTTGAGCTTACCAGTAAGTCACCTTTAGCAACTGGGCCTGTAACTTTACATGGAACCCTTCCTGTTAATGCAACATACTGACCGTTTGCATCTGCGTTCATCATGTATGCTGGATCAGTTGAGATAACACCTGCTACTCTGTGATCTGCTTCGTGGTCACATGCTGTAACTTCTGCATCACCGCCAAAGCAAACAACTGTGCCTGCTTCAAGTTCTGCATCTGTTGCATATTTTTCTGCCAAGTCAGCGTATCGTGCACTTGTTGCTGTACCACTAAACAAGCCTGCTGTTACTGTGCCACTGAATGTAGCCGCCGCCATACCTGTTAATGTAGTATCCAGGTTAACTGTTACAGCACCTGAAGTACCACCACCATTTAAGTTGGTACCTGCTGTAACACCAGTAATATCACCTACTTGTGTTGTGTAACCATAACTTTCGATCTTGTCAGCAATAGCCGCTGAAGTCATTAACGTTGTGTCATTATCTGCAAACGATTCTGCACTTGTTGTTATAGAACCACCTGCAAATTCTGATACTGTTAAACCACTTACGTTAAGTGTAACTGAACCACTGGAACCGCCACCACTTAAACCAGTACCTGCTGTAACACCTGTAATATCACCAGTTGTAGTTGAGTAACCATAACTTTCGATCTTGTCAGCAACTGCCGCCGCTGTCATCAACACTGTGTCTGAATCACTAAATGCTTCAGCACTTGTTTGGACTGCCGCATCAGCAAAATCACCAACCACTAAGTCTGGGAGTCTAGCACTTGCTAATGTACCACTACTAACTTGTGAAGCCGCAATGCTAATATCAACACTGCTTGCTGATGTTATTTGTCCTTGTGCATTAACTGTAAATTGTCCAACACTGTCAGCGTCACCATAAGTTGCCGCTGTTACGCCTGTGTTGTCTATACTTAAAGTAACAGCACCTGATGCGCCACCACCTGTTAAACCAGTACCAGCAGTAACACTTTCAATGTCACCTGCATCATTAGTAAAACTGATAACACCAGTTGTACTGTTATAACTCAAGTCTCCTGAAACGCTGATTGCTGATCTAGCTCTAGCATCTGTATAGTATAAGTTACTAGAACCTTCTGCTACGTTGTCAGTAGTATTGTTACCAATAGCAACGTTTGCTTGGGTTTGTGCTCTTGTATTTGTGAAATACAAGTTACTTGAACCTTCTGCTAAATCATCAGTATCAAATGCACCCATGTTAACTGCAACACTGTCAGCCGCCACTGTGATACCTGTACCTGCGCCAACATTAACTGTTACGTTACCATCTGTACCGCCGCCAGTTAAACCTGAACCAGCAGTAACACCTGAAATTAATCCAGTATCAGCAAGTGAAATAACACCTGTTCCGCTATCATAAGCAACACCTGTGCCAGCACTAAAGTGAGCTCTTACTTCACTAGCACTTGGACCTGTGTAAGTAATAACACCTGTTCCTGAGTTATATGCTAAAGAACCGTCACCACCTGAGTCTGTTACACTGATTAAACCGCGTACTTCAGAGTCTGTACGCTCTGTGAAACTTATTACACCAGTTGAATTGTTGTAACTTAAATCACCACCTGCACTAAGCAATGCTCTAGCAGTTGAGTCTGTTAGCATGTTTTGGTATGTTGAACCATCATTGGTAAACTGCCATACATCTGAAGTTTCATTCCATTGTAAAGTAACGTCAGCACTTGAACCACGGTTAACAGTTAAACCTGCGTTCTCACTTGGAGCACCACTTGCATCTCTGTTGAGTTCAATGATGTTGTCTGCTAAAGATGTTACTGTAGAATTAACAACTGTTTGCGTACCACTAACTGTTAAGTTACCACTGAATACTGCATCGTCACTAAATGTTTTAGCACCTGCAATAGTTTGGGCGCCAGTTGTTCTAACAACTGTGCTGTCAACTGCTATAGTACCTGATGTGTTATCTATACCGTCACCACCAGTAATGTAGGTAGCACCATCAACGTATGCTTTAGTAGCACCGTCTTGTGCCGAAACTGGATTACCCAAATTGTTAATGTAATTACTGTTAAGGTTTACATTAGATGTAAACTTGGTTGCACCACCACCTGCTGTAGTGATAACTTTACCTGATGTTAAAACAACATTTGATTTTAACTGAATGTCACCGCCTGTTGTTAATTCAATGTCACCTGTACCAGTTGTTAAGATACTGATGTTCTGGTTTGTATCAGCAGTGAACTGAATAGTACCTGAACTGTCTTCAATAACTTTTGATCCGTTAACGTATAGTGAACCAGGACCAATGTATACGTCCTTCCACACGTTTGTTAGGCTACCTAAACTGTAAGTGTTATTAGCACTTGGTACCAGGTTACCTGTTAAGTTTTCATAGTCGATTGCTATGTTAGCCGCACCAGTAGTTGAACCGCCTGTTAAACCTGATCCTGCATTGGTATTTACTGCTGTAATATCACCTTCGGATGCCGCCTGCACTTCGGAATATTTTGCAAGGCGTATGCCGCCAGCAGTAGATCCATCATGTACAATGATCGTATCAAGGGTGGTATCGATAGTAATTTCACCAGCAAGACCGGTAAAGTTGGCGTGTTGTGCCGTAGTACCGCGTCTTCTCTGAATTGCTGTTGCCATTTCTAATCCCCTAAAATAGTATTATATGTCTATTTATCAAATTTACTTAATTAAAACGAGTTCTAACTCGTCTGTTAAATCACGCAATCTTATCCAGTTACTGGATAAAACTTGCCCTTTAAAAACTGGTATAGTTCCTAATAAACATACCAGTGCCCATTCTTGTCTGTCCTGTCTGCCTACATATTCCTTGTTAGAGTCCCAACCTGGATTTATCATAGGTTTTTTAAATTCTTTCCCTAACTCATCTGTTTCAATTATAACAGCATTATCAGGTAAAGCAAAATCTTTGCTTAATGTATCCTTATAGTAGCTCTTAACTGATGTGGATTCCATTTCCAACCATTCCACAATTTCATATGTGGAAGTTTTTGTATTTCCTGCTTCGTCTTTTAAATTTCTGTCTTTCCAACAATTCCACTGACTACCGCCTACAAATGCCGCACCAGTTACAACCACACCCAAAATATCATCACCTTCATCTGCACTTCGTATCAGGCCAGTTGTTTTGTCCATGGTAACTGTAAATCCACTTCTGTCTTCATTACGATGGTTACCATCTGCCCACTCAAAAACTTCTGCATAACCTGTGTTGTTAGAGTATAGTGTGCCGGCAGTATATGTATCACCATTTCCATCAACTTTGTATAGTGTGGTATCTCCTGCATCAGCACTAATTTTTAAAGCATTCCAACGTTTACTTTGTGCTCTATCAGCCTGAAAATGTAGCAATGAACCTTCATATGCTAATGAAGGAATATTAATGTTTACTGCATCACCATCATCATGTCTGTGGTACACTGACAATGTTTCACCATTTCTTTTCTTCATAGCACCTAGTGCTAAACTACCATCACTAAAAATATTTGCTCCTTGACGGTTCATACGACTAACTGCTCTAAATATAAATGTTTTGTCGTCATCACCATCGCCTTCAACAATAACCCCACGGGTACTTAAATCACCACTTGTGGGCATTATTGCCTCACTACTGTATCCTGCTTTAAAGTGTGCACTACCTTTTCCCACAGTTCTGGCACTTTTGGTGCCTGTTGATAGTTGTCCATTTTTTCCAACCACTAACACAGTGTCTGTATCTTTTAAAAATTCCAGACCATCATCATTTGCTTCCACAGTATATGGAGTTTTCGATGCAGTTAAAATGAGTTTTTCTCTTGATATTTCTGCATTCTGTGATAAATTGGCTAGTGCTGTTTGCATTTTTCCTTCAAACTCAGCAGTTAATTCTTTTTTAACTTGTTCTCTAATATGAGATACCAAGTCATCTATATTAATCGTTTGTTGTTTTGGTTCTTCAACCTTTTTAGTTGTCTTTTTTAATGTTTGTGTTTTTGCTCTTGGCATGTGTATATCCTAAAACTTATGAGCTTATTACGGCTCTGTCTTGTATTCTTCTCCAGTTAGTGCCATCGTAAAAAGCCATCGTAGCACCACCCGTTTCGTCACTGACAAATATCATATCGCCAGCATTGCTATATGTTAATGCATTTGCTTCTGATACTGTATAACTATCATGTGGTGTTGGTTGTCTATCATCTACTGTAACAACACCATAGTCGATTGTGATATTTGCCGCTTGTGTTATAGTTCCATAGTCTTCGACATGGCTGAAAGTACCCAATACGTCTAAATTGGTTACTGTTAATGTGTTATCTGATTTATCAAATGTAAAATCTGAATCACCTGCTAAGTTGCCGCCGTCATTAAATTGAACTTGAGTATTACTTCCACTTGCAGGTATGGCTCCAAAACTTAATGTACCTGAGCCATCTGTTTTAATTACTTGCCCACTGCTACCGTCTGCTGTTGGAAATTTGTATGCATCAGCAATAGTAAATTCTTGACCTTTTTTGCTGAACACTTTGGTCATGTCATTTGCAGTATAACCTGTATCAACACTTGCCTGTTCACTGTTCTGAGTTGTGTTTACAGTGACATTTGTTTTTTGTGAACTGTTTCTTGGAATAACTTCAAAATCACATGTAACAGTTCCATAAATTGTGGCTAATGTTTTGAATGCAAAAATAAATCCTGCTGTGCTTGTTTCTTTGGTCCATAATTGAGGATCTATGTATCTGCTACCGTTGTATTCTTCATCATACAGTATTGTCCAATTAAGATCTGGTAATGTATTACTTCTCAATGCGGCATTAAAATAAACTGTGTGAGTTTCACCGGCATTTTGAGCAACGATACGACCAACCACTTGATAGTTTTGGCTGTCGCCGTCTGGTATAATTGTTACAACCTTTTGGTATTCACCGTTAGTAAAGTAACTGCCAGTTGAAGCACCAGTGTACATCTGGTTGAACTTCATTATGTTTGAATTGGTAAATTCTTGATCAGTAAAGGTTACTGTTCTGCCTTGTACTTTGAATACTTCTGATGTATTATTTGCATCATAAATTTTAAATATTGGATCTGTGCCAGTGTTGTTATCTCTTACACGGATAACTGAACCTGAACCGTTTGAATGTCTTAAATCTAAATATGCACCGGAGTATTGTAGGCTAGGGTTGGTACCTAATCGTAAGTTACCATTTACAAATAGTTTTTCGTTTGAGCTTGTTGAACCAATAGTAACAGTATCGTTAGAGCTGTCTACAAACAGTGTGCCACTGTCAACATTAAGTGAGGTAAGTGTTTCGCCAATACTTTTCCACCCACTATCATACACCTGAAGTGTACTATTGCCACTGTCTATGTAAAGGTCACCATTGGTTAAATCTGAGCTTGGTTGTGTACTGGTACTGATTTTATTACCAGCAGTTTTGCCAATCTGAAACTCAGATTTAGTGGTACCTTTAAAGTTACCAAAAATCGCCATCTAATTGTCCCCGGTTAGTTCAATGTTTGCAAAAACATTGTCAGTGTGAAGCCACACTGTCTTGCCGTTATAAGTATTTATCGTTTTTTGTTAAACTACTACTTCTATAACGCCTTCTGTTGGGGAATCGAGAGATTGCAGTGCTTTACCTACGATACAACTTGCACTTACAAAGTGTGGTTGATCTGAAGCCATTGCAAATCCTGGTCTGTTTGAAGTGATTAGTACATCGCCTTTTTTAACAGGACCAATAACTTTACACGGTACTCTACCACGTAATGCTACATATTGTCCGTCTGCTTCTGAGTTCATCATGTATGCAGGGTCTGTGGATATAATACCTGCTACTCTGTGATCATTTTCTTGATCTGTTATAGTAATTTCTGCTTCGCCACCAAACACAACCACTGTGCCTGCTTCATAGTTACCATCGGATTCGTATTTCTCAGCCAAGTCAGCATAACGTGCACTTGTAGCAGTACCACTGAACAAATTAGCAGTAACAGTACCACTAAACGTGGCCGCAGTCATACCTGTTAATGTGGTATCCAGGTTAAGTGTAACTGAACCGCTTGTGCCTCCGCCATTTAAATTAGTACCTGCACCAACCTCTGTGATATCACCGGTTGTTGTGCTGTAGCCATAACTTTCGATTTTATCTTGTACTGCCGCCGCTGTCATAAGGATTGAATCACTATCACTAAATGATTCTGCACCAGTTTGAATAGCCGCCGCACCAAAGTCTGCCACTGTTAGATCTGGAAGTCTAGCACTTGCCAGTGTGCCTGAGCTAATATTTGTTGCGTTTGTTGTGTCTGTTGTTGCTGAGCTTGCAAGACCTGAAACTTGCCCACTGGTGATTGCAATGTCTTGATCGCTTAATGCTGTTACACGACCATAAGTATCAACTGTTGCTGTAACTGTTTTGCTTGCTGAGCCTTTTGTACTTGCTGTAACAACACCGCTTGTTAGTGCGATATTATCAGCATTTACTGTGATGCCGGCGCCTGCTCCAACATTGAGTGTTACTGCACCTGAAGTGCCGCCACCTGTTAAGCCTGATCCTGCACCAACACTTTCTATGTCACCAGCATCGTTTGTAAAACTAATTACACCAGTTGCTGAATCATAACTTAAATCACCACTTACACTGATTGCACCTCTGGCTCTTGCATCAGTGTAGTATAAATTATCGCCTTCGTCAATATCAGTAGTTGTTAAACTTTCGCTGATGACACCTGTTGTGCTATTATAATTAATATTACCAGTAGCACTGATAAGTCCTCTAACTTCTGCATCAGTTCTCTCTGTGAAACTGAATACACCAGTTGAAGCATTATAACTTAGATCACCTGTGGCACTAACTGCCGCTCTTGCTCTTGCATCAGTGTAATATAAGTTTGACCCTTCACTTAAATCATCAGTATCTTTTGAACTAAAGCCTGCGTCTACTCTTGCATCTGCTCTGGTGTCAGTGTAATATAAATTTGTGCCTTCAGTTAAATCTGTTGTGCTAAACGCACTCATGTCTACAGCCACATTGTCTGGGTTTACAGTAATACCTGTACCGGCACCAATGTTTAATGTAAGTGCTCCTGAATTACCACCGCCAGTTAAACCTGAGCCAGCAGTAACACTTTCAATATCTGCCGCATTGTCGTTTCTGATTGTGATAACATTGCCAGTGTTTGTTACTGTGATATTTGTACCACCCTGAAGTGTAACATTCTCACCACTGTTAACAGTGTGAGCACTACCAGCACCAGAGTCTGTGGTTAAATCAAATCCAGTAAATCCTGCCACAGTACTGGAAATTACACCGCCTGCAATATTGATGCCTGTGCCTGCACTAAAGTGGCTTCTGACTTCTGTTGCACTTGGTCCAGTGTATGTAAACACACCTGTTGAACTATTGTAACTGAATGAACCATCACCACCTGCATCGTTACTGCTTACTAATCCACGTATAGCAGTAGCATTACCATCTATTGTGATAACATTAGCACTTTCACTAATACCAGTGTATGTTCCACTGTTTAAGCTCTTAATGCCATGATATGTAACATTGCCTGAAACTCTGGTACCTGCATATACGCCTATACCACTAGCACCAACACCTTCAACGTCACCTGCGTCTACAGCAGGAGTAATTTTCTTGGCCATGCCACTAACATAAATGTATGCTTCGCCAGTTACATTATCATAATAAATTGCACCGTTTGCTGTTGCTGATGTTGCAGGAATTACTAACTCGCCTGTAAAGGTTTGAGTACCTGCAATATCCAAGTTCTCTCCACTAACAACAACGTTTGAACTGTTAAATTGTAATTTGCCGCCTGCAATACTGAGAACATCATCACCCAAATAAAGTGTAGAACCATTTAAGTAAAGGTCGTTCCATCTTGCTGAACTGCTACCTAAATCATATGTTATGTTTGCACTTGGTAGTAGATCTCCTTGTATGGTTTGTCCATTAAGATCAAGTGTACCACCCAGTTGCGGTGTTGTATCTTCTACAACGTTGTTAATGCTAACTGCCTGTGCATCTGTTTGTGCTCTAGCAGTAGTATAATATAAATTTGTTCCTTCTGTAACATCATCTGTTGTTAAACTTTGACCGATAACACCAGTTGTGTTATTATATGTAATATTACCAGTAGCACTAAAGTCTGTGAGCAGTAGCATATTATTGTCTGTGCTACCGTCATTGCTAAACTGCCATCTGGTTGAACCTTCGTCCCATTTTAAATATGTGTCAGTTCCTGTAGAACCTCTTTCATTTTTAATAATTGCATCTTGAGCTGTTGCTACATTACTGTTTAATATAATTTCTGAATTCTGTACTTGTAAATCCACATAGTTAAGCGAGTTAACGTTACCTGTTACAGATAATTCACCGTCAATAGTAAAGCCTGGGACACTTGCACCACTTAAATCTACTGTGCCTGTGAATGTTTTATCACCTGCAATAGTTTGGTTACCTGACGTTCTAACAACTGTACTATCAACTTCAATGTCGTCTGCATTAGCAGTGATACCATCGCCGCCTACAACATTTAATGTTCTACTTGCAGTGATGTCACCACCACCTACAAGACCGTTTCCTGCAATAATATCAACACCACTATGGTCAATGTGTTCGTTTGCAACAAAACCATCTAAACTGTCGTGTTGTATCTCCGTTTCTACGGCTTGGAATGCGCCAGTTGCACTGTTGTAATCTACACCGTTGCTTGCACTAAAATGTGCTCTAACATTAGCGGCTGAGTTATCTATTCTGGCTTGTACTTCTGCAAGACTTGGGCCTGTATAAGTTATAACACCAGTAGAACTACTGTATGATAATGAACCATCGCCGCCTGCATCAGTAACACTAATATGTGCTCTTACGTTTGCCGCTGAGTTATCTATTCTGGCTTGTACTTCTGCTAAACTAGGTCCGGTGTATGTGAACACACCAGTTGCACTATCATAACTGAATGATCCGTCACCGCCAGCGTCTGCATGGCTTACATTACCTCTAACTGCCGTAACAAAATCTGTAATGTTACCAGAGGTAATACTAATTGCATTTTCACTTGCGCCAGTAATTAAACCTTTTCCGTTTACAGTAAATGTTGGGACTGTGCTGGCATCTCCCCAACTACCAACATCTGTGTTTACAGTTGCTAATACTAATGGTAAGTCAATATCTCCTGTACCGTCAAAAGGTTGTGGTGTTGCGGAGCCGTCTCCACTAATGCTGAAGTTTCTGGCAACGGGCATATGAATGTTGCCCAAGAAAGTAGGTGCTTTTACATCATGGCTTACAACAAGAGTGGTGTTGGAATCTGAAAATTGTAAAGTTCCGTCTGTTGTTCCGCTTCTTAGTGTAAGTTGTCCTGTTGTGCTAGTGCCGTTTGCATTTACACCATCACTGTTAATTACTAATACATCACCCTCAAATTTGTTTTCAGTGAATGTTAAAGTATTTACATATTGTTTCTGAACTACATTTCCTTCAATGGTAAGTTTACCCTGAATAATCAGTTCTTCATCAGCATTAATATAGGTACGTTTGTTTGCCATCGATAATATCCTGTATGCAACTTGTTGCTATGTAACTATTTATCCGAAAAGCAAAAAGTCAAAAAAAACCCCACACAAGGTGGGGCTCTTTCTCCTGTAAAAAGTAATTCTTACTGGAATGCAACGTTTGCTAATGTAATAGCATCAACGTAGTCTGCCGCATTACCGAGCGATGAAGCAGTATTTGTAAGCTCTTTGTAACCATATCTGGTCATGAAGCTCACTACTGGCTCAAATGTTGCAGGATCCATAACTGGACCTGTGCTCATTAATGGAATGTATGGGCAGTAGAACGCAGGAGCGTCAGTTTCGCTTGAACCTTTGTAACCAACAAGTACTTTAGTACCGTCAGCCGCGTAGTTGTCTACGAATACTTTAACTGTACCATTTAATGTACCAACAAACTTAGTGTTTGTAGGCGCTTCAAATGAACCTTCAGTTGTACGAGCAAATGTTGATGTGCTTGCACTCTGGAGGATTGTTAACGCTTCTGGAGAAACAACAACGTAGTTACCAGCGCCGCGTCTTGTTCTAGCCGCGATTCTGTTAGCCGCTCTGTTGATCTCGATTGCTAATGCCGCGTGACGGTCACCAACGTAAACACTTGTACCACTTAAAGAACTAAAGTCTAAAGTTGTACCTGCGCCTGCTAATGAGCGAAGCGAACCAATAATTTCTTGGTCGATTTCAACAACAATCTCTTGTGCAAGAGCTTGCATGATTTCTGCTTCAACGTCAACACCGTGCATTGCTTCTGCATCTTGTGCCGCTTCGAATGTCCATCTAGCACTTAAACGTCTTGTCTTTGCTTCGACAGTTTCTTTTAAGATTTGGATTGACATTTTTCTACCTGGAGTACCCTCAGCAGTTGCCGTAGCATCTGGAGAGCCTGCATATGTAGAAGCAAGTTTGAATGGGCTTAATGCCTCATCACCTGCTGTTGCGCCACCACCTGATTCCGCATAACGGACTCTAAGTGTGTGGATTTGTCCTACTGGACCAGTCATTGGCTGAACGCCAACTAGTTCGTTTGCGATCACGGAAGGCATAACCCTACGGATCAAAGGTAACATAACCTTGTTTAAAGTTGCTACTGAACCTGCACCTGTGCTACCTGCGGTTGCGGCCTCTGACAAATGACGCTTTGCGTTTTCGAGTACCACATCCATAGTTTTTTGACGTTGGCCACTAAGACCTTCCATCAACGCATCTTTGGTTGCGGACCAGTTGCTTTCAAATAAATTTGCCATTTTATTAAACTCCTATTATTTTGAAAGTCCGGCTAATTTACGGATCGTGTTAATTTCAACAACACTCTCCGTGTTGTCATCGGCCTCTGCCTGGACAGGTGCCTTCTTATTACCAGTGTGTTCTTTTGTCACTGATTCTGTGATTGCCTTCTTTGCTCTTGGTGCTTCTTCGTTAAGAACGCTAGGCAAGTACTTGTTAAAGGACTCTTCTAACTTCTCTGTTTTCACACTTTCGAGTAAATCAGACATAATTTCTTTCTTCTCTTTGCCTAATGGTGCTAAAAGACTATTAAGTGTCTCTTTACGAGCATAACGGTCTTCAGCAACTCTTAATTTTGACTCAACTAATTTAGTTGCTTCTTCCCTCTCAGCAATCGCTTGCTTAGATTCGTTAAGGGCTTTTTCCACTTTGGCTAGTTCTTTCTGGACTTTTTTAATTTCCTTGGCTTCGTTTAAGTATGATGTGTTATACTCAGTTGCGAATGCTTCGAAAATTCTACGTCCAAAGTCGTTTTCGCGAGCGGCTGTAATGTCGTCTTTAAATGACTTAACTTCATTAGTAATAACACGGTTGATAACGCCTTCGACCTTATCAGCGGCTTTAGAAATGAAGTCTTTTTTCGCTTCAGCAAGTTGTTTCTTGCCTTCACGTACCATTTTGACTTTTTGCTCAACTAGGGCTTTCTTGTCCTCGTGGAACTCTTTAAGTTCTTCTGCTAATTGCTCAGTTACGAACTCATCAAGTTTGCCGACATGCTCGGCAACACGATTACGGTCTGCTCTAAGTTCCTTGACTTCTTTTGCAACCATTTCAGTTACAAATTTATCAAGAAGTTTTGCATGTTCACTGACAGCCTTGCGATACTTAACTTGTTGCTCTGCAAGAGCTTTTCTATCTTCTGCAAGTTCTGCAATTTCTGCTTCAACTTTAGTACTAATGAAATTGTCCATTGCTTCCACAATAAGACCTTTGTCATGTTCGTAACGCTGAGCAAACTCCTCACGGAGTTCAGCAGTTAATTCTTCTCTTGCTTCAGACAGTTTACTCTCCCATGCTTCTTGAATAGAACCACGCACTTCTTCCGAAAGCTCAGTTCCTTCAAGTAACTCATTAAATGTCACTGCCATAGTAGTCTCCTACTTACTTTTTGTTAAGTTCATCGATAAAAGTAGTGATTGCTTTCATCAAATGTTTTTCTGCACTTTTTTCGTGTGTTACGGCTGAAGCAACTCTGTGAATTGCTTCTCCGCCTCTCATGTTAAACAAACTCTCATAGATTGTCTTAGGATATGCATCTGGTGCACTGGGCTGGGCCACAATGTCGACAGTTACAATGTCAAAATCTGAAACCTTACCGGATTCATTAACATTACCACTGCCTCTACTACTAACGCCCAGTTTTGCTCCTGCTTTTAATAAAGCTCTTGCAATATTACCCATTGGTGTGTCTATGATTTTCAATTTACCCATACCGTTCGCATCATCACAGTGCATATCTGTAATAATGTGACTAACACGATCTAGGTTAATTTGAAGCTCTTCTGGATGGTCTAATTCTCCCAACACAGTTTCGCCTTTGCTCAATCTAGTTCTAACACTTTCTACAGCACGTTGAATTTCACTTTTGGGGTAAACTCTGCCGTTCTGATTTTGGACGTCACCCTGGATAAAAAGTCCTGCCATAAACAGATCTTTGCCATCTTCGGATTCCATCAATTTCAGACCTGCTTGGTCTGCCGCCATATATTCGTAAAGTTTTCGTGCCATAGTCAGTTACTCCTACAATTATGCCTTTTTAGGCTCAACTTTGATGTTGTCTGTAGGTGTGTGATCTTTTGCTGAATCGCCTTTAGCGCCTTCACCACCGTCTTTAGCATGTACTGGCTTACCAGCGCCGCTTACAGTAGTTTTCTTAGGTGCTTTAGTAAGCATTGACTCGTTGCTGTCTGCTTCGCCGCCTTTTGGTGCCGCTACTGCATCACTCAACTTAGTTGCTTCTTCAACAACTTCGTCTGCTTCTTCTGCATCTTCGTCTAAATCGTATTCAACTGATTCAAATTCTTCTTCTTCGCCTTCGTCGCCCATGTCCAATGGCTCTTCCATGTCCACGTCGTCTGCTGGCTCTTCGCCGTCTTCGTCAGCAAGAAGTTTTTCAAATTCTGCACGGAGATCTTCAAGTTCTGATTCTAACTCGTCAACTTTGTCTTCGAGATCTTCATCACCTTCGTCTTCGCCTTCTTCTTCTTCTAAGCCTGACTCAGCATTTTCAATTTCGTCTTCGTCGCTACGGATTTCATCTTCGAAATCTTCGCTTGGTAAATCTTCAATTGCTTCTTCAAAATCTACTTCTGATTCTTCAACTGCTTCTTCTGATTCTTCAACTGCTTCCTCTTCTGATTCTTCGGCTTCTTCAACCGCTTCATCTTCTGATTCTACTGTTTCATCAATTTCGTCTTCTTCTAAGTCCTCAGCATCTGATTCATCAAGCACTCTCTCATATTCTGAGCGAGCTTTGTCTACTACAAACTCGTGTAGCATTTCTTCTGCTTTTTCGTTTTCTTCTGCTAAGAGGAGCTCTAGAATCTGTTCTAGTTTAGTACGTGATTCTGACATTGTGGCCTCCTATAAAGTACTAAGATTAATTTAGACAGACGCGATATACATCTGTCCACAATTATACTTATAGAAGGTGAGTGAATTCTAGCCAGAAATGGCTAGATTTTGAGCGATTTCTTAATTTTTATTTAGTTTCTGGTATTATCTACTAAAAACTAAACTTAAATACCAGTGTTATCTGCGGCAGGTGCTGAGTACATTGTTCTTGCAAACTTTTCGTGCTCAATCTCTTCTGCCTTTTTGATATCTCTGTATTTGCGTAACTTATTTAGCTCTTCAAGAGTTAATTTGCTTTTTCTGGTATCTTCTTGTTTACGTTGTTCAAGTCTATCGTTTTCTGGATTGTAAAATTCGTTCAATCTCATTATAAATTACCTCCTTCAGGCGGTATTTCACCACCTTCGGCATCCATAGCAGGGTCTACAATGTCTGACATATCAGGTTCTACATCTAAATTAACATCAGCATCTGGCATAGGACGTACTCCTATACTGCCTAAACCTGCTTGGTTTGTTACTGCGCCTGGCATTGATGCTTTATTTACATCATTTTCCTGACGCCATAATTCTTCATTTTCTCTGATTTCTTCATCAGTTAGTCCCAGATACTTCTTAAGTTTAAACTGGTTACTCATGTATGGTATTGCTTGTACTTGGTTAAACAGTTGTGCTTTTTCTGTTTCTAACTGTATTTCTCTGTATGAACTAAAGTTCATTGGCTTGTTTAATTGTATATAAAAGTTGCCTGGATCTATTTCAATGCCTCTGTGTTTGAGGAACATCTTGAATTCTCTGTCAAGATCTTCTTGGATTTGCTTCTGTAAACGCTCTACATACTTGGCAAATCTATACTCTTGAATGTATGCAACACCCACTTTGCCGTCATTATATACAGCGGAACCGTCTTCTGGACCTGTAGGCAAGTATGAGCTAGGTACCCTTAAACCTCTTAATAACTTGTTGTTAAAATAGCGTAAATCGTCAATTTGTCCTAGGTTTTCACCGCCTGGTAGTGTGTCTACTTTACTACCTCTGCCATCTGCTGTTTGTGCAAAGAAGTAATCTTCCAGCATGCTCATTGGGTTATAAGCACTGTCTGCTATGCTTTGACCATCTTTGTTTTTGCCTGGTATACGTTTTTGCTGTACTTCGTATTTGATACGCTCTAAATACTGGCTGGCTTTGTGAGGAGGCATATTACCTACATCAATAAAGAACACACGTCTTTCTGGTGCTCTGTGCACTCTGTATATAATAATTGAATCTTCTAATAACTCTTTTTGTTTGAATACTTTAAAAATAGGTTCTAAAATACTTACACCAAATGGCCAAGCACCGTCCATACCTTCCGTTAAACTGATATGCACAATGTGTTCAGCACTGACTGGAATGCCCTGATCAACACCGTCAATTGCACCAGTTAAATAACTGCCACCGTTGCCTGCATTTGTAGGACTCATGATGCCTGTAATACCTTGTCCACTGCCAAATGGTCTTGCATGCATAGGTGCTACGTCTGTAGCAATTTGCTCCTGGAAAATAGGATCTAGGTTCTTGATAAAGTATGTTTCAATTTTTTTGCCTTCGCTTTCGTTTACAATAACTTTTTCCACGTTGGCAGGATCTACCCAGTAGAGTTCGTATGTTTCTGGGTCTCTGATAAAAATCTGATCTCCGTATTTGATTGTGTTACGGAATATTCTGAATGCACGTTTGTAAATCTGGTTTAAGTTACACCACTGTTGCAATGTTTTGCTGATAATTTTGCTTTCAGTGTCTGAAGGATCTTCTGAATATTCAATACTGAACGGAAGACCAGTATAATCGTCCTCTTGTGTACCAAATTCTGCAATAGTATCTAATGCGGCATTGATTTCGGAATCTCCGTCCATGTTATCATATTGCATGTAACGGATAAGTCTGTTAGGTGAACCTGCATATACTTCTGGTAGCCAACTAGCATAACGGCTACTAGCCACACCTACGCCGTCTCCCATATTGTCCGCTGGTTGTACATTTAGTGGTAAACCACTGTTGTCAACAGGCGTAAAGTATTTTTTCCAACTCATAATAAATCCACTATTTTAAGTATTGTAGCAGTATTTATCCGAATTGTCAACCTGACATTATGACTGTCGGATCGTTCTGTCAACTTTGCCGAGACCTTTGGCTGAGTCGCCTGTGTTTTGAGCGATAATTGCTAATAATTCCTGAGTGGTTTTGTCTTTGTATTCTGCATTACCACCAGATTGTCCATCTTGTGGTGCTGATGCTATTGCTGTTTGATCTGGTGAATCGGGTGTTCCACCATTTAATCCTAAGAAATTGCTTACACCACTGGAAATAGTATCTATACCAGATTGGAAAACGCCAATTGCCTGGTCAACCACACTTTGTTTTGCACCAGTTGCTTCGTTTAGTTTTGTTATTGCTTCTGCTGAGCCTAATATGCCTGCTGAATCCAGTTGTGCAAATCTGGTGTACACATCTGCCATTTGACCTATTGCTGTGGCTGTTGCGGCAATAGCCACACTGTCTAATTCTGCGAATGCTTTAAATATGCCGACCTGTTCCATTTGCTTGTCAACATCTGCACCACTACCACCCAGGCCGAAGAAGCCGTCATCACCTACTGCGCCACTAAAGTTAACCAAAGATTGAGCAACTGTGTCTATGCCTGTGCTGATTGCGGCAAATCTGGTATCATCTATGCCTGCTAGTTCTTTTATGGCATTTGTGGCGCCTTCCATTTTAACTGCTTCGGCTTCTGCTCCAGCCATTTTGACTGCCACAATGGCTTCACTTACTTTTTCTACAACAGTGCCTATGCCACCAAACACACTTTCTATAACAGTAGCAACTCCACTAAGAGCACTCTCCATCATAGTTCCCAAACCTTCCAATGCATCTATTGGGAATAATTGCAATGCTAATCCCAGTGCACCAATAGCCGCGGCTCCTAATAGTACTGGCACTGCAAACGAACCCATTACGCCAGCAACTAAACCTAATGCACCAATCGCAACTACTGCTTTGCCTACAGTTTCCCATTTTATATCAGTGAACGCTTTAAATCCTGGAGCAATAGTTTTTTCCATTGCAAAACCCAAGCCGGCTAGTACCGCAACACCACCGGCGGCTTGCATTGATCCCAATGATTTTAAACCCGCCGCTAGTCCTTTAAGTATGCCGCCTACACCTTTACCTATGCCTTTGCCTATACTAGCAATACCTTTGCCCAATCCACCACCTGCCGCACCACCTGCTGTTTGAGCGGCTGTACCGGCGGCTCCGCCACCCATGCCTGGTATTAGATTTTTTATCATGCCAAAAGCACCCAGTGCTTTCTTAAACACAAACAAACCACCTAAAACTGCACCTATGGCTTTACCAAAACTTGCAATAGTACCAACACTTGACTCCAGTGTGTCTTCACTTTTATCCCACCAGCCGGTCCATTCACCCAATTTGTCTTTTACAAAAGTGAAAGCATCACCCAGTTTACCCAATGTCCATGTTATGGGTGTTATTGCAATTTTTATTGCATTAAACAAGAACGATGCTGTTCCTATAACACCCTGGCCAAATCCCACAATGGCACTGGTTACAAAACTGAATACCTGGAGTATGGTTTTTCCACCACCGTTTTCAAACCATGTGGCAAATTTGTCCAACATAGGCACCACTGTATCACGTATGGTGGCAGAAAAACCTTCCATACCTTTTTCAACATTGCCACCAAAAAACAACTTAATCAATGTTGTTTGCACTCTGGTCATTGCCTCTTTAAATGCTCCCACAATACTGTTTGATCCCTGTAATTGCTGTCTTTGCTCATCAGTCAGGTGAGTTAAATCTTTTATGGCTTCGCCGGCTTTGGTATTTTTTAATCCTAATTTTTCAATTTGCTCAGCAGTGTAAGTCATTGCTTTGCCTTCTGCGTTTAGCAATTCGTTGTTTTCATTTCTTGCATATGTGTCTTCTATCAGAGCATTTGCCATGCCCTGAAATGCTGGCCCTATTGTGCCGCTGATACTGTTAGCCATTCCACTAAATGCACCTGATATCTGGTTCATGGAATTCTGGAACATTTTACTGCCTTTGGTTAACGGATCTAAATCCAGGCCTTCAAATGCTTTGCCAGCAGTAAAACGAAGTTGTCCCAAAGATTTGGCTAGTGCTTCACCTGCTGGACCCAGGGTACCCAACATTGCGTTGAATTCGTTCATCTCGTCAGCAGTCAGGTTATCTGCTGTTTCACCTAACAATGTCTCGAAGCGAGCCATTTCTGCTTCTACACCGGCTACATCACCTTCTTGTGATAATTTGTTCATTTTTTCAATACTTGAAGTCAATGCGCCACCAGTGTCGCCTAAATCGCCTAATACATTAAATGCACGGAACAATTCTTTACCTGCTTCGCCAGCAAAAGGCACAAACGCACCAATTTCATTACCAATAGCATCCAGTATTCCCTGGTCTAAACCTCTACCTCTGAGATTACCAAATCCTTCCTGAATAGCCGCCTGAAATTCAGCCGCCGCTTGGTCACCTTTCATTAAAGCAATTTGCTGGATTCTCAAAGCCATATTGGCATTTTCTTCCAGTGTGTTTGTAGAAGCACCACGAATTTCTTCTATGCTTTTACCTAACAGTGTGGTTGCTTCTAATTGTCTAGTGAACAATTCCTGACTTCTGCGAGCGGCACTTGCGGCTTCAAATTCATTCAGTATGCCCAACTTCTGTCTGATTGATAAATCTTCTGCTATAACTCCCACGGCTTGATCCATGGTCATACCAAACTCAGTACCAAAAGCAGTTAATCTGCCTAACTCTTGTGCAAATGCCACAAACTGATTTTTACCCACAGTTTGTACTACATTACCAAACCCAGCAAGGATGCCTGCGGCTTGTGCAGTGCTTAGTCCTAATCTGTTTAGTTCAGCAATAGCGGCTGTGGTTGCGCCTGTTTGGCCCTCACTGGTTGCAATACCAGTTTGTGCTAAGTCTGCTAATGTGTTACCCAGGTTAAATGCACTTTTGCCCACAAAACCCAGTGTTACCAGCACACCTGTTGCTATACTGGTGCTCAATGATTTTAACGCACCACTCAGTTTCATGAATGATTCGTTTAGTTCTTTATCACCGTCTTGTTTCTTTTTCTTGTTTTCTTCTGTGTTTTTATCTATATCTTGCAGTAGTTGTATAGCGTCTTTTTCGTATTTTTCACGGTTTTCTTCTGTTTTTTCTTGCTTTTTATTGCTGTCTCTGGTTAGTTCAATGAGCTTTTTGTATGAATCCACGGCATTTTTGTCAGCGGCAACCAATGCTTTTGTAAGATTGATAAGTTGGTCGCCCTGGCTTGAGAGCATGTACTCTGGTATTTGTACTCGATTACCGTCTGGGAAATCTACATTTATTGTGGCCATTCACTATTCCATTAACACTAGTTTTTATGGTGATAAATACCTTTACAGATAATTCACTTTATGATATTTATCTGTTTAATTAACAGGAGTTTTAAATGGCACAAAATTCAAATCCATTAGCGGGTTATTATCGTGCACCCAAACTATACACACAATTACCTAGTCAGGGTAAATTTTATGACGAGGGTGTGATAGAATGGCCAGAGACTGGTGAATTACCAGTGTTCCCCATGACAGCAAAAGACGAGATGATTATGAAGAATCCAGACGCATTGCTAAATGGAGAAGCAGTTGCTCAGGTCTTAAAGAGCTGTGTGCCTGCAGTCAAGAAGCCCAGAAGTTTAATCAGTAATGATGTAGATGCATTACTAATTGCTATCCAGGGAGCCACACAAGGCGACGAAGTTGAAGTTTCTGGAGAATGTCCAAAATGTAAAGAGACTATCACAAGTGTTGCCAGTATCGAATCTGCACTTGAAAGTATGACTATATTAACAGAGACTTACAAGTTTGAAACTGATCAAGGCTTGATTATTGAGGTTAGACCTTTTACATATGAAAGCACAGTACAAGCAGGTATTGCAAATTTCCGCAGTACCAGAAGTTTACAAAGTCTACAAAGCATTGAAGATGAAATCGAACAACTCAAAGCATTTAATGATAACTTCCTACAAATTGCCGCTCTTAACTTTGATTTAATTGTGGACAGTGTTGCCAGCATTAGTGGTGTTGACATTGAAGATGAGCAATTTAAAGTAACTGACAGAAATGCTATTCGCGAATTTTTAGAAAATTGTGATGCAAAAATTGGCAAGTCAGTTGAGGATCAAATACAAGAAGTTAATAAGTTAGGTGTCCAAAAGAACATTCAGTTAGAATGTGAGAAGTGTCAGGAAGTATTTGAGAAGGAGATTGGGTTCGACCCGGTAAATTTTTTCACCGCTTCCTAACTCACGCAGAACCCGAACAAATCGTAGAACTGCTCAACAAACTGAGGAAGGAAGCAGACGGCATAGAAAAAAGTCTAATTGAAATTGCTGTTTTTTCTGGCGGCAGTATTAGTTGGACAGATGCTATGATGATGAGTGCTAAAGAAAGAAACCTAGCAGTAAAAGTCATCAATAACTACAATCGAATAAAAGCCGGAAAACAATCTAGCGAAGAACTATAAAGCACATCTTATGGTGTGCTTTCATCTGAAAGGCCTTACGGCCTTTTCCAACTGCATTCATTCACTCCGCTATGCTCCGTTCATTCACTTGTTGGAAATAATTTCAAATCATTAATAATATCAATCATGTGACCAATACGATATAAATGTACTTCTGACAGATGTTGAGCCCATACGAAGCCTGATAAAGGCTTCATATAAAAAAAGGCCGCTCACGCTCTTCTGACGAGTGTTTTCGTCCACAACTGAAGGTAGGTATTTTATCTGCTACACAATGGGCTCCGACCTTTCCCAACCTACGTCGACATCGCTTTCGCTACCTGTTCTCTCGCTTCAGCAGAAACAGTTTTTATGTGTATTGCAGTTGTTTGACTGACAGCATTCAATCTACACCAATGCTTAACTCCTGGGGAGTGCCTCAGTGTGTTTCGTGTCTGGTTACGTTTTCGCCAGTTTTTCCACAGCGGTATTGACCTATCCGGCCCGCCAACCTTGTGTGCTGTTTGTAATGCCTAAGAAATGATGTTATGAAATGCCATGTTTGCCATGTTAGCCGTCTTATAGTTAGTCACCTTTAAGTGCTTCACGCAAAATTTCTGAACCACCTACTCTAACATTGATGATTCCGTTATAGTAATCGTCTGTTAACAATACTTCTCTTTCAAATTGCTCTTTTGCTTCTAAGTAACTAGCAACTCCTCTGCTGGGACAAATATGCAGTATTTCGCGAATAAAATTATCCTCTCCATACTTTGCTACATCTTCTTTGAGATGATCTGAACTGCCCCAATATTCTCGCCAGTCACTTTCTTTTGTGCCTCTGCGTTTGTTCTTTTTGCCTTTTAATGGCGGCTTGGTTGTTTTAAACTTAGCAAGTTTTTTGCCCACGTACTTTTTACCATTCTTTTTGTTCGTGATTAAGTATACGAATGCTTCGCAACCTTCGGGTAATTCATCAACTACCGAACCTTGAAATAACCATGGACTCATAATTCCTATTTACAGTCTATTACTAGTTCTGGAAATGTTTCCTGAAAGTTTTGTTTTCTAATAGCGTCTAATCTTTCAACTTCAGACATAAATGCAGGCATATCAGACGGTGCCCCTTCCAGATATGCACTCAAGTTTCTAACTTTTTCAGAGTCTGAACTCATTAGTGTTTGTTTAATTTTTTCTTTTAAACTTTTGTCTAGTACACCAGGATGATAATACGCATGCTTGTTTACTAATCCAAACCACGGCTCTGAAAGTTCTTGTTGCTTACACCACTCTGTAAACTGTGCCGCATATGCTATAGTAAAAGCAGATACTGTGTATGCTGTTGTTAACTTAAGATTGTCATGAGAGTCTACATAAAACTGAAAACTTTTTATGTTGTTATAAACTTCGTTCCATTTTGCTGGCCAGCGATTATATTCAAATCTATCTTCAATGTCATCTATACTAAGTTGTATCTCTACTTCCTTAAAATTACGCCAAATGTCTCTGTATTCCTGACTTGGAAAAATTGTACCATTTGTAGTATAATGTATAGTAATTTGTTCAGCAGTTCCTGCATCAACAAACTTTTGTAAAAAAGTCAAATGTTCAGGAAAGTCAGATAAAAAAGGCTCACCACCCACAATCTCCAACAGCGATGCGTCATGTGCGTAGTCGTATAAGTCTTGTAAATTATTTCCCACTTTGTGCCACATGCTGGGCTTGCTTGACAGAGATGGGTCTTGTTTTTTGTTTTCTGCTAACCAGGTACTACTAGCCCATGGACCACAAATACGACATGCTAAGTTGCACAGATTATTAAAGGCTACTCCCACTATTATAAAATCTTTTTCTTTTAATGTGAGCTGGTCTAATCTGTGTTTATGACGCTTGTAGTCTAATTGACGTCGGCTTTCCAATCCAGCATCTTCTTCTACCCAGCATCTATGACAGCCTGCTGGACGTTTACCCTGGATAAATTCGTATTGTAATTGTTTAAGCCAAGTACTGTTTCTGTAAGATGATATACCGTTAGCAATATTGAATAAAGGTATGTGATCACCATCAAACTTACAACATGGTCTTATTCTGCCATATGTGCCTATGTCTAGACCTGTAAATGCATTGTAGCAAAAGGTTTTACTGTTACTCGACATATTCTGTGTCTGTGTTATATGAAGTAAATCCACCTTCCTTAATCACAGTTAACACATTGTTTACTCTGCCTACAAGTTCTTCTTTGTGTGAGATTAAGAAAATGTTTTTACCCTGATCACGATTCATTTTCTTCAAAATACCTAAACTACTTTCCACACCCATGCTATCCATACCTGAATCTATTAGTTCGTCAATACACATCAAGTTCATTGGATGATTGAGACTTTCATAAATGTCTCTGAACGCCCAACTTAAACTTAGTATAAGTCTGTTACGTTCACCTCTGGACAAATTATCAAAGTCCAGGTCTCTGCCGTATTCTGTTATTTCTACACCCAAGTCCGAGCCAAACTTGACTTCATGCGGCAACCCGATCTTTTCCAAATAATAGGCAAGCCTATGATTTAAATATGCAATGTTTTGATCTATAATTCTTTTACGAATAAAACTATCTTTGCTTGTAAGTAATTTGTACAAGAACTCCTGATGGTCTTTCAGTTCAGTTAGTTCATTGATGTTTTCAAAATCAATGTCTTGTAATCCAGACTCTGTTAGACTTGTTATCTGGTCAATGTAAGGATTTTCTTCCAACAACTTTTCTTCCAGTTGTTTTTCTAAAGAATCCAAATTATGTTTGTGCTCTAGAGCACCTTCAAGATCATTGTAAAATGTATCTACTTCATCGTCAACGTCATATTCTTCCAAGGCAACAGCGATGTCGTTGATACGTTTTGAAAGTTCAAGGTAGTATTTGTTTTCTTCATTGATCTTTTCTTCTACTTCTGTTGTATATTCTTCGTGTGTTTCCAGATGTGCAGTGCCTTGTCCACATGCTGGGCATACACCGTCTTTTGCACTTTGTAAATCACTGTTTAAATCTTTTAGTTTTGACTCACTACGATTTAAACTTGTTTCTGTACGCTCAAGTTCTTTCTCTAATACATTTACTGCATCTGTTTGCTCTTTAATTTCAGCGTTTAACTTATGATTAGCGATTTCATCTTCAATGTTAATTTCTTTTAGGGTATCAATTGATGTTTGCATATCAGCAATCTTGTCAGCATGTGTTTTATTCCATGCTTTACTTCTGCTTTCTATTTCTGCAATGTTCTTTTCGATTCTTTTATTGCTGGTTTCAACAGCATTGATTCTGATTTCTTCTTCTTTGATACTGTCCCTGGTATTTTTCAATAGCTCTTTTAACAGTTCTGCTTTTTCAGACAACTCTGTGATACCAAGCAGTTGCTCAATCATTGCACGTTGATCATTAGCCTTCATACTCAGAAAAGGTTCTGTGTATGTGTTTAGGGCAATAATGTGTTTGAACATTTCATGTGGGAAACCAACAATTTTTTCTATGTCTTTTTGTGTTTCACGACTGTCTCCCTGAGCATCATCGTCTCCTTTGGACTCGTTGCCATCAACATATAGTCGTAAAAGGTTAGGTTTACGCCCACGTTCAATTCTGTATTCCTTACCGTCAATCTCAAAGTCCACAGACACTATCATCTGCTTACCGTTTGTTTTGTTGATAAGGTTATCTCGCCTAATGTTTGTTAAGGCTTCACCATAAAGAGCATAACTCAGTGCATTAATGATAGTGGTTTTACCTGTACCATTTCTGCTACCATCACCACCCAAGTCCAAATTATGACCTAGTACAAGTGTAAGTTGACCGTTATCAAAATTAACAGCCTGCGTCTGTGCGCCAATACTCATAAAGTTTTTGGCACTTACGTTCTTAATCTTCAGCATACTTAAATTTCTAGTCCATTATAAATGTCAATTAATCGTTGTTTGTCTATACTGTTACTTTCAATTGTATCCAACTGACTAACTACAATCTGATCAACACTTTCAAATTTAACTTCTCCGCCTTCAAATTCTTCCTGATCTTCTTTGATTGGCATTAATTGCAGTTCACGTACTTTGTATTGCTCTGCAAATTTCTCTTTAATGAATGTGGCTTCTTCGTAACTGATATTGATATCAAGTTTAACCCTTGCATAGGTATAACTGTCTAATAACTCTGAATGTTTGTCTAATAACTCGCTTAACATTAAAACTTTGTACTTGGGACAATGCTCCCAATTTACATACACAGGTTCCTCGTCCCATGTAAGGAACATCGCACCACGCTCATCGTCACCAGCATCAGCATAGTTATGTGGGAAAGCATTTCCTATATAATGTATGTTGTTCTGATATTGACGTTTGTGGAAGTGACCGCTGAATACATATTCAGGACCAGCCAAATGACTTGCTTTTAATCCTCCATGATCAGGCATTTCTATCATGGCATTCATTTTAAAGTATGGGAGCTCTAAGTGCCCGAACATATATTTGACTTTGAGCTTCTGTACTTTTTTCCACTCATCACTAACAAGCCAAGGAACAATAGCAACGTCATCTTGCACTAACCATTCATCTACCATAACAAAGTTAGGCAAATCACGAGCATACTCAACACTGTTAAGTTCTCTTTTGTCCCTGTAATACAGGTCATGGTTGCCTGTTATAAAGTAAACCTTTTCAAAAGCATCATTAAGACGCTTTAGGTCTTTAATACTGGCGTTCATGGTTGCCACATTTACACTGGATCTATGATGACTCCAGTCACCTAAAAAGATACAAGTTTCTGCATTTCTGGCTTTGGCTTCCGCAATAAACCAGTCCATGTATCTGTGGCAATCATCTAAATGTAAGCGGCTGTTTTGTTTCAGACCGTAGTGTATGTCAGTGAAACACGCCGCGGTCTTGAAGAGTTGACTCATATATCGTCATAGGCCTCAATTTCATTACTATTATCTGTCTCTGCAGATTCTCTCAACGCTCTGAGTTGTTCCTCATGAGCAATCTGTCTACTATAACTTGGTAAGTGTCCGCTGTCAATCAGAATGTCATCACGAATATTTTGATTTCTTTTCTCGATGTTTAACACTCTTGTGAAACTATTGTTCACTGCGGCAGTGTAGTAAGCAAAAGGATTATCCGATTTTGCTTCATTGAATTTTAGACCAACTTCACTAAGTTGTAAAAGGGCTTGTCCACGCATTTCATCAACATAAGTATAACCTCTCCAGTTAGCTCTGTGGCTGTAACGTTCAACTAACTTTAAAAACATAGTACCTAACTTGTTTGTTAGAGTTCCGTGCTCAGTGTTGAACTCACCATTGCTTAAACTGCCTTGCCAATGACTTCTAGCAACTTCTTTAAGATTACCATTCTGATATGCGTAGTGCTTAAAAGGTGGGAAATTTACTTTAGATTTTTCTTCTGCTTCAGTTTTAGGATTTTTCTTTCTGCCTACTTCATCTGGAATATGCTCATAAGTCATTACACGGAACACAACGTCTTCATCGTCTATGCTGTCAATGTCTACTGCAAATTCTTTTTGCTTAGGTTTGTTACGATAATCCTTGAGATCATGCTGACTCATTGCAGTAGCATAATCCTCACTCTGAATTCTGTTTGCTTTGTTTTGCTTTGCTTGTTTTAATGTTTTGCTGTTTACTTCACTAATGTCGTCTAATATAATGTCAAACTGAGAATACTTTTTGTCCTCAACATAACAAAAAGTCATTTTACTTTTGTGAATTTCTTTTAAAATGTCTTTGTTATTTAAATAATTTGTTTTTTTCTGTGCGGGCATACCGTCTCCAAGGTTGTAATATTATCCTACATTATACATTGATTTAGTGTATTGTCAAGTGTATTCAGCCAGTTTCTGGATCATTAAAACTAGTTTTTATGAACCTGATAAATACTTAGAGTTAAGGAGATAATATGGCTGATTTCTTTGGTAGCAAAACATTTGCCGCAGGCAACAGTTTTATAGAGAACCAAATCAATAAACAATTAAGGGATATTGATAATCCTGCATTGCGTCGTGGTTTAGGAAGTATGTTAAATGCATTTATGCCTGGTTTTGGTAACTCAGACTATGGTAACAATGCCTATGAGCAATTGGTTGCCAAAGCAGTTCTTGACAGACAGTCTAGAACAGGAGACGAAAACAGTAGTATTATTAATCAAGCAGTATTTGGCGGTGTAGACAGTCTTGCAAGTGATGATAGTTCTGCTACACTAAAAGCAAAATACGATTGGAGAGCACGTTTAAGACCCAAAGAGGGCGGCAAAGAAAAATTCTACTCTGCTGTAGTTGGTGAAGATGATGGAACAGACAGCCTGCTTAGACCCATACAGGAAAGCAATGGACTTGTATGGCAATATACTCCCACAATTTTCTTGAGCGGTACTGCTGAGTACGATCAAAAACTTATGCAAGGTATGAACTATCCTATTAATACATTTATAAGTGGCAGAGCTCCTGATATTCCTGTAACTGCTGACTTCACTGCAAATGATGCCTATGAGGCCAGATATCTGTTAGCAGTTATAACATTTTTAAGAGTATGTACCAAAGCCTACTTTGGTGATGCGGCTGTTGCAAACGGTGATTATGGTACTCCGCCTCCTGTTATGATATTTGAATATTTGGGAGATCATGGCTTTAACAAGGTGCCAGTTGTTGTTAGTAACTATCAGATGCAATTACCAGATGACGTAGATTATGTTCCTGTACAAGTAGGGGAAACAATAACTTATGTACCTACAAGAACCAACATCACTGTTAACCTGATGCCTACATATACTCCGCACAAATTACGCAGAAGATTTGATCTTGATGCATTAGCGAACGGTAAACTATATTCGGATGGATTTATTTAATGGCTAGGAAATTTAGAAAAGACAGTTTTTTACAAAATGCTGAAGTATTAGATGACTTATTTTTAGGAATGAATAAACTTCCTGGACTTACAAAAACTATTGATGACGAGCCCTACACTATAGGGCATGGTTATGAAGAAAGACCAGACTTATTGGCAGAAAAATTATACGGTAACAGCAGACTATGGTGGGTATTTGCACTGCGTAATCCAGATATTATCAAAGACCCAATTGGTGATTTTAAGCCAGGGGTAACCATTATGTTACCATCAAAACAAGCAGTAAGTATGTACTCAGAAACCAGCAGGTAAAGCATGGCAATCAATGTTAACACACAGTTACCCATAGTAAACAACGAATACGTGGGTCAGACATACGGCAATATACTGGATTTCTTTGACAGTCCAACATATAATATCAAGTTGTACATGATCAGAAATCCTGAAAATGCTTCTAGTGAAGAAGCATCTGCTGACGACTCTCTCACAGCGGCACCCAAAGACACTGTGGTGTTAGCACAAACTGGCGTCACAGGAACCCAAATAGATAATCTTCAAATTGAACAAAGAATGTCTGCAACTATGAAAACTGTAGATGTAACATTCACTATTACACAACCAGGTGCGGCAGACTTTCTAGATCAAATACAGTTAGCCAGAGCATACCTAGGCATTGATAACACCAGCAGTACTATCCTGTTCCTGGAAATCAGATTCCAAGGTTATGATTCAGACCCTGAAGACAACGAAGCAGGTGGTGAAATCACCAGAATAGCAGGACCATTTAGATGGAAACTCAGACTAAATGATATTATAGTCAAGATCGATCAAACTGGAAGTACATATGATTTAGTGTGCAGACCTATTGCACAATATGCTTACAGACAGCCGGTGTTTAAACTGCCTATGGCAGTATCCACAGTGGGTAAAAAAATTAGCGAACATCTAGACCACTTACAGAAAAAATTAAATGACTGGCACGAAAAAGCGGCCACAAACGAAGTTAAAGATAAAATTGTCATTGACTACAGCGGTCTAATAGGTGCAGGAGAAGGCGGAACAAACAGTCAAGATATAATAACAGATGATACTCTACTAACAAGTGAAGATAGTGGTGATGCAGAAACACTTAACAGACTTTCTAACGAATTATGGCAAGCAGGCGACGCTATTGACAGACAGCAACAATTAGAAGCCGCACCAGAATATACTGGTGCAGAAGCAGAAGAAATTTTTAAAGAAGACAGAATTAAATTTAATGAAGGCACCAGCATGGACAGAGTGTTACTCACACTGTTGAGTATGTGTCCTGAGTTTTATAGTAAAGTCAGCAGAAAAGAAGACCCACTAGATCCGGATTCCAAAGTTAAAGCAGACCAAGCATATGTTACCTGGTTTAAGATACACGGAGAAATTAAGCAGTTAGAGTTTGACCCTGTCAGAAACGATTATGCATACGAGTACACATTCAAACCTGTATTATATAAGACAGTTAATCAGGCTGTTGCAGTTGACCCAAAAGAAGTAGACACCTTGAGTAAAGAAGATGCAGAAGCAAGACTCAGTCAAATTATTGCTAATGGTGGCTTATATAAAAGTTATAATTATTTGTTTACTGGATTAAATGATCAGATACTAGATCTGGAAATCAAGTATGACAGTGGAGTATCCATATTAACAGCACCCAAAGGTGGTGCAATAGGTGACGCTTCTGTTACTGACCCTGCTCGTTTTTCTGCTCAATCAGAAGCAGATGCAGACTTAACATTGGAAGGTACGGTCAGAGATTTAATGAACAAAGTTAATGACAAAGTCAACCTTGATAAAGTTACTGGATTTTTTGACAAGATAAAAGATGTTGTAGATGATGTAAGTGGTGCGGCTGACTCGTTCACGTCTGGATTATCAGATCTTTTGGATAATCAGTTCAGTCCAGATGATATTAAAAATATTATCAAAGGAGAAGGACAGCTCACAGCAGATGAACTGTTGGGTAATTTAACCAGTGCAGAATTAAAAAAAATAGCAACTGATGCAGAAGTAAAAGAACAGCAAACCTCTACAGAAGATCCCACCGTTATTAATACAGGAACGGGCACAGGTGGTCCAGGAGATTACACACCAGAAATTAGTGGCTATGCCTATAGTGCAGACATATTAAATGTCGAGGACCTTTTAAGTAATGGTGGAGATGATGCTGTATCTGCCGCTGACTTGGTCAAGTTAGGTTATTTGACCCTAACGTCAGACGAAGTAGATGACGCAACAACTATAAAAAATAAATTAGAAACTTCTGTAGATGTACCTGATGTTACTAGTGCCGCAACATACAAAACTGGTAGTCCCAGAAACAAACTTTTTGGTTTCTTAGTTAATCAACATGCGGCGAAAAGATTTTTAATGGATATAAACATGACGGTTCGTGGTGATCCCTGGTACTTGGGAGGCCCAGGTTATGCGGCGTCTACCCCAGAATATGCTAATTATATGAAAGACGATAACTGTTTTTGGTTAGAGATTAGATCACCAATTGCATATGATCCAGATTTTACTGATGAAGACAGTCCATTAAACAGTGGTTATTGGAAATATGATGGTGTGAGTAGGACCTTTAGTGGTTTATACAGAATACAAAGTGTAATGTGTAATTTCTCAGGAGGTCAATTTTCTGTAGACCTAAATGCAATCAGAACTAATTTGGGTGCAGAAAACATTGAGAAAAAATCTACTGGTAATGAAAGTTAATTATGAGCGATACTAAGCAAGATATAGGTAAAAAACAAAACGTTGACGATATTGATTACAATATTGAAAAAACCTATCAGAATGAAAAAAACTGGGGCATTTATCTAGGCAAAATTGTATCTAACAAAGACACCCATCGTACAGGTGTTGTAGAAGTACAAATTGATGCTTTACAAAAAGACGGTGCCGCAAATGAAGGTTTTAACTGTTTATGGAGCTCTCCATTTGCTGGTAGCACAGACCCACAAGACATAGGAAAGGATTTAGAAAAACAAGACGATACCATAACAAGTTATGGATTTTGGGCAACACCACCAGACATAGGAAATTATGTATTAGTTGCGTTTATGGAAGGCAACACCAAAAAAGGTGTAATAATTGGTTGTTTGTTCAATGACAAGTACACCCACATGGTTCCTGGTAATGCTGGTGGTAAAAGTTATGGTGAGCCAGGGCTTAATTTGCCGGTGGCTGAAAAGAATAAACGTGATGAAAAAGTAACACACAATGACGCAACAAGACCATTACACGTTGATCTTTCAGAAGCCATTGTGACACAAGGCCTAGCAAAAGACCCATTGCGTGGAGCAGGATATAGCTCTAGCAGGCGTGAATCCCCCAGCCAGGTATACGGCATATTAACACCAGGTTCAGCAAATCCAGACAACCCTAAACGCAGAACTGGTGGACACAGTTTTATCATGGACGATCATCCAAAAAGCAAAATGATCAGACTGCGAAGCTCTAGGGGTAACCAATTATTACTTGATGATACAACTGGTATCATCTATTTGATTAACCAAAAAGGTACCTGGATAGAATTAACAACTAATGGCGATATTAATATGTATGCCCATGCTAGTATTAATATGAGAGCCAAAGGTAACTTTAACCTCAGAGCAGACAAAAACGTAAACATAGAAGCAGGCCAAGATTTACATTTAAAAGCGGCAGGCGATAATGCAGGTAACAAATATATAGGTATACCAGCACTGGGTGCGTTGGGCGTCCCTCCACTAGGTAACGGTGGTAATTTGAGATTGGAAGGCACAGCCGACACCACAATATATGCAGGACTTAATACTCAGTTAACTGCAAACGGTGGTGATTTAGATCTAAGTGCGGGTGGCAGAGTTGCCGCAACAGCGAGTGGACCATTGGGTATGCATTTACTTGCCGCCACAGGACCTATAC